GGGCAGATTCGGCAAGAACGAAGGTACCGGCATCAGATACACCAGCTTGGGCAGAGTCGACTGGTCCAGCACCTGGGTGAGTGACACTGGCGGCGGCGACATCGGCGGCAAATGGAGATTCGAAAAGACCAGAACCAGTCATGAATTGGTCTGAGCCACTTAGAGCACTGGCTTCACTGGCAAAGGCGTGGACAGCGTTAGGGAGGGCATCGACGGCATCAGTGTAATTGAATGGCTGGGCACCAAGAGTCTTGTAAAGAAGACTTCCACCTGTGAAAGAAGCACAGTAATCAACATTGGCATCAGGCTGTACAACCCATACAAGTTCTTTACATGGGTGATTGAAGTTGAGTTTAAGTTTGTTGGAAGAAGAACCGACAGATTCATCACCAGTGAATTGAAGTTGTTCAATTAGGTACTCGTGAGGGTTTTGGGCCATTCTGCGGCGTTCATCGGTGTCAAGGAACACGTAGTCAACATATAAAGAGGCAGCTACAAGAGAAGTGTTGTAGGCAGCGCTGACCTGTTGGTTGTTAGCAGTGCCAGAAAGAGATTTGACAGCCCATAAGCACTCATCAATAGGGCGAAGATCAAGGTTAATCTTGACTTCGTGGTATTGAAGGGCAATAAGAGGAAGGGCAAGTCCGGGGTTGCGGCAAAACCAGAATTGGAATGGTACGTAAAGAGTAGTTTCAGGTAGCGCTTGGCGAGGAGCGCATACTTGGCTGGGGGCATCACTGCCGCCACATGGGCCATCAACCGCCGCGAAATCAGGGTCGGTGATATAAGTTAGTTGGGTGGTATTACCAACCATCTTGTAATATCCACGTTGTTGTTCGGCAGTCATGGTAAGTTGATTCCAGATGTGCATCCAGTCACCATATTGACGGTCAATACGTTGGCCACCAATTTCAAGTTCTACTTGGGCAATTAATTGTTCACCTGGGCAGTCTAACCAGCGGGCATACACCTCACCATTTTCGCCACCAAGACCTTGACCGATTTCAGGTAAAGTGACTTGTAAGTAAGTGCGGTAGGCAAGATCACCGTTGCGGCTGATAGTACAGGTGACACGGCGACCGAAATCGGCTTGACCGTTGAAAGTTTGTTCAATAGATTCCATTGAAAAGTTAGTATATCTGCGGTATGTTACCTTCCAGAATGTAATTTGTGGGTTACCAGTAAGGTAAACATCTTGTGCGCCATAAGCTACGAGTTGCATGAGACCACCTCCCATTATATAGTATTACTAAATATTTTTTTTTTTCGAATTTATATTTAATTAAAAATAAATTAAATTTATTTGTTCGTGCTGTTTGTTGTTATTACCGCACATTTTACGATTCATATGGTGTTAGTTTAAAAATACTTTTCAAAAAAGTATATAAATATTAGAGCAATTATATATATAATGCCTAATTTCAAACCTAAGACCAATAAAAACATAAAGGTCGACACTAAAACCATTGCGACATTAGATAATAAACATGAAGAATTCTTGAATGAATTTAACAGTGATTCAGTAAAAGAACTCCCAAAACTACAAGGGGAAAGAAAAAAACTCCTAAACAATTTAAAAAGTTCGGGGATTCAAATTGAAGAAAAATTAGATATTGAAGATAAGTTGAAAGAAATTTTGTCTAGTATTAAGATTATTAAAAAGAAGAAGAAGAAATATTTACTAGAAAATGCTAACATTATATTCGATTACTTTGAAGAAAAAAAAAATATAGGTAATGGACATAGCAAAAGTGTTATTTTGAATTCCTTTTTTAATAAAAATACAAATACTGACAGTGAAAATGCTAATGACCCATTGAAAAATAATGTTAAAAAATATTTTTCCAATATTGATACTAATTTTGTTAATGTGAATGATTATGTTTTAGATACACATGTATGTAAATCATGTTATAAAGGTGAGTTAATACCAGTAGATGAAGACGGATTTATGGTTTGTAATAATTGTTCAAAAACTGTATCTTATTTGATTGAAAATGAAAAACCATCATATAAAGAGCCACCCAAAGAAGTATGTTTTTATGCGTATAAAAGAATCAACCATTTTAGAGAAATATTGGCGCAATTTCAGGCAAAAGAGACGACTCAAATACCCGAACAAGTTATTGAAGACATCAAGAATCAAATAAAAAAGGAACGAATACAGAATGAACAAATTACAAATATTAAAGCCAAAGAAATATTGAAGAAATTGGGATACAATAAATATTACGAACATATCCCGTTTATTAAAGATATTATTGGTATCAAACCGCCCATAATGACACCTGAATTGGAAGATACACTATGTAATCTTTTCATGGAAATACAACGTCCGTATGCTAAATACTGTCCGGATGATCGCGTTAATTTTTTGAACTATTATTATACTGTTTATAAACTTTGTGAGCTTTTAGACCAACAACAATTTTTACCCTATTTTCCTATGTTGAAAGATAGAGAAAAAAGAATTGAACAAGATAATATTTGGAAGAAAATTTGCGATGAACTTGATTGGGAATTTATTCCTACTATTTAGTTAAAATTATTTGTTTGTATAATATAATGGAGTATGCAATAACGATTGAAAACATAGCGGGAACAGATATTCCAATGCATTTAAAAGACTGCGTAAAGGATGAGGATATTGATTATGTAAAAGGAATGGGTCCGTTTGAGCTATATTATGCTGAACAAAGATTAATGGCGTCCTTCGCGATGTATAGAAAATTACCAGATGACATGAAATTATATTATTTAGTTCAATTTCAAAACAGATTTAAAATTCCACCCAAGCCTATAAAACATCAGGAATATAACTATGGTATTCGTAATCGTGTTAATAAATCGAAAGTGAATTGCCCATCACTAGAACATATGCGGGGAGGAAAAAAAACGAGAACAAAGAGAAAAACGAGAACAAAGAGAAAACCGAGAACAAAGAGAAAAACGAGAACAAAGAGAAAAACGACAACAAAGAGAAAGGTGAAAAAAAGAAATTAAAAACTATTAAGTAAAAAACTATTAAGTAAAAAACTATTAAGTAAAAACGATTAAATAATATTTCATTTATAATATAATAAAAATGAAATGTTATACGTGCATAACTAAAAAATGCGATTGTCTCATATTACCATATAAGGAACATACTGATAATATTCTCTATTATACAAATAGATTTAATTTCCATGGACAGCAATGTAAATCACTCGAAAAAAAAATATACTTTTACAGACATAATTTTATAAATGTTGATAATACAAATAATAATACTTCCAACATTTTAAATATGGATGAATTTTTAAATCCCACAGATTCTCTTTCATATGCTATAACGGAGATGATTGAGCAAATTGAAAAACATAAAAAAATTAAACTTGGTTATTATAATAGATGCGAAGTTGAGAAGAAAAAGATATCTCTTATTCAAAAAAATAACATTGCGTATGTATTATCCCGTCTAAATTTACCTATTGATATCTATTATCATACGATTCAATTTGTCGCGTAGTGAAAAAACCATAGAAGATAGGTGTAGTAGTTTTTATGAAAAAGAAGAAGTTAACAAAATTCAAACTCCCTCTTTGGGATTTGGATATTCACTAACTTTAATCATTTCGTTATAATGTAATTTATAATCAGCCGTGTTCTGGTCATACTCGTCTAACTTAAATAATTTTTCCAAAGGTGTATCGGGTATATGAATATCTGCTTTCAATGATTCAATTAAATCGTCATTCTTTAACATTTCGTTGATTAATAACCTTTTATCTTGATATTGTTCTCCCGATGATTGTTTTTTCATAAAAAACAGTGGAATATTTAAATTTTCATTTTCTATTATACGATTAATTATGACATTATTTTCATTTATTAATCTGTTTATACAATAATTTGTTAAATTTGAACTCGTATTTTCATTATCTTGAACCCATTTTACAGAATGAGCCAAGTATAAATTCGATAATATATCTGCCATATCACCCGACAACATTTGTTTTGATTTAAGAGCACCGCCATTTAACGCAACAAAATTAGCCAAACAAGCGAAATTAACCGTTTGTTGTTCCAATGAATTTGAAAACATATTTGAAAATGATTTAAAATATAAATGAATAGAGTGCTCTAGTATATTTTTAAAGTTATCATAAAATTCATCCACATCATTTTTTATGATGCTTTGTAATATTGGATAAATATACGGATGACTTTTGTTCAACCCTTGTCCAAATATCATAAGATTCCGCGTTAATACATTACTACCCTCAACCGTAATCCCAATTGGCGCTGATTTATAAAATTTCTCCAAAAAATTATTATCTCCAACACATATTGCGCTTCCAGCATGAATATCCATTGCATGATTTAAAACTTCTCGCGCGCGGTCAGTTGTTTGTTGTTTCATTATTGCTGATATAACCCCTGGTTTTTCACCATTATCTAATAACTCATTCGTAATTTTTACACTACATTGAATTAACCATGTATGAAAAAGCATCTCTGCTATTTTTTCCTGTACGCCTTCCATTTTAATCAAAGGAATTTTGAATTGTTTGCGATGTTTTGCGTATTGTAAGATACCAAGAGTAGAAACTTTTGAACTAGCATTTGCGGTTGCTGGTAGACAAACGCCTCTTCCTGCTGCTAAACACTCCATTAACATTTTCCAACCGTTTCCAGCATTTTTTTCTCCCCCAATAATATTTTCAACTGGAATTTCGAGCGTTCCCTTTAATGTTCCATTGGGAAATCCAGTATCAAGTGGATTATGATGAGTATCAATAACCAACCCATCCGTTTTTCTATCAATTAACATCAACGTAACGCCCTCTTCACCGCTATCTAATAAATTAGAAGGGTCATTTAAATTAAACGCAATTCCAATTAAGTTTGCTACGGGTGCTAATGTTATATACCGTTTATTTATTGTTAAATTAACGACTTTTTTTCCTTGCGAGTTGATAATAACTTCTCCGCTGTCAATACTTCCGGTAGCATCAGACCCATTGTGAGGTCCGGTTAATCCAAAACATGGGATTAAAGTACCAGTCGCAAGTCCGGGCAAATATTTCGTTTTCTGTATTTCTGTACCATAATGTTGTAATAATTCACCAGGGCCTAATGAATTTGGAACCATTGCAATAATACCTAGACACGGATTAAAGCTAGTTATCTTAGTTAATACAGATGACAATTCGCGGACAGATAAATTTAACCCGCCATATTTTTCATCAATAATAAATGAAAAAAATTTATTTTTTCCCATGAATTCAAAGACATCATTGTAAGTTAAAGTATCTGAACCCTCTATTTTAGGATATACTTTTTTTAAATGACCATAGTTAAAGTTAAATGTATTCAATAAGAGTGGGTTAAATTTCTCTTTTGGAATTTCTTTTTTTCCGGGATAAACTACATTTCCTTCAAATATATTTCGGTCTAAACATGTTGTACCACTTTCAAGTGCGATTAATTCTGTTTTTGATATTTTTGGGACAATTCTTTTTACATAATTAAATAAACGATGTTTAATCATATAATTCTTATTATTAAGTGTTTAAATTTTTTTAAATTAATTATTTACATTCGCGGGAAACCCACTAAATTAGCACCAATACCGAATCCGGCACCAGAGCGAGCAGATACAGCCATACTTGGCACATATGTATCTAAAATAGCAAATGTTGCGGTCGCAGTTAAAGCAACTACGGCAATTTCTTCAAGGTTCAAAGCCTTTTTGGGGATCAGTGCGGCAGCAATCGCAACCATTAAACCTTCGACTAAATATTTAATAGCGCGTTTTACCATTTCGGAGAAGTCAAACATATCAAGAGAATTCATATAGTAATTATATAGAAAAAAAATAAGTTTGAAATAAACATTAAATTTAATTAAAAACAATATAAAATAAATACATTAGTAAGTATATAATGTTTTCTAAAATTCAAGACGACGTGAAATTTCCCAAAAAAACCGAAAAAAACTACGTAGATTTATTGGACGAAGATAAAGCTATTAGTGGTCAAAAATTTGCGTGTTTATCATTTCTTTCGCCCGAAAAGATTGTTAAGCAAAAGGAATTATTTATTTTCGAGGAGTTCCTAAAGAAGTGGGATTTCCTAAAATCATTAGAAAAGTTTCAACAATTTTTAAGTTTTGTTGCTTTCAAGCATAAAATGGATTTAAATGTCCTAAACGCAGATTTAGAAGATTTTGCGAAGGAGGAGAAAAATAATTTGTTGAAAACAACAATCGAGGATGAATATAAGAACTTTTTAGATGCGAATGAAGAACACTTGGATGGTTTATTTAATAGTAAATATAATTTTCAAACCAACTCTCGTGGTATTAAGATTAGAGGGTCATTCCCAACCCAAGAAGAAGCTGAAATGAAATGTAAAAGTTTGCGCGAGGTTGACCCCAATCACGATGTTTTTGTAGGACCGGTTGGTGTATGGATGCCATGGGACCCAGAGGCATACAAAACCGGCAAGGTTGAATACATGGAGGAGGAACTCAATCAACTTATGCACGAGAAAGTGAATAATGAGAAAAATGCGAAACAAGAATTTGAAAAACGCGTTAAAGAGGCGAAGGAGAAAGCCATGGAGGAAAATCAAGAATTGGCTAAAAAGACAGGAAATGTATTAACACAGAAATTAAATGATAATGGCGAGTTAATTAATACACAAAAGCCGAATTTTGATGAAATCCCAGATGAGAATGTTATCATTCCAGACAACATACCTTCCGCAAACATCAAAAACGAATTATTTGATGGTGTCAATGTATCAACCAAAAAACCAGACGACGATGAGAAGTAGGTCAGTATAAACATTAGAGTTAATGAATAAATATTGTATAACAATTATACAAAATTTATTATTGTTTAATATTTTAATTTAACATATTCCTGTTATTAATTATTTACATGCGTTTAGCAGCAGCTTTGGCGGCGGCGGCGGCCTTCGCTTTGGCAGAGGCGTTCGCGGCAGCACTGGCCTTCGCTCTGGCAGCGGCTTTGGCGGAAGCAGCAGCCTTGGCGGCGGCGGAGGCTTTGGCAGAAGCAGACGCCTTGGCGCGGGCGGCAGCCTTAGCTTTGGCGGTGGCAGATGCCTTTGCTGAACGGGCAGCCTTAGCGGAAGCCTTGGCAGCTCTTTTAG